TTCAATTTTGAGGGGTCAGAGGCCACGTAGTGGCCTCAACCTGCGGCTCGCTTTTTGCTACACAAAAGTGCGAGCCTGAGGAAACCTACGGTTTCCCCTCTAACCCCTTCCCTTTGCTAGCATACCAAATAAATACCTTTTGCTGTTTACATAATAATGTTTTTATTACGTAAATAGATTTTACACTTCGGCATAAAGGCTCATTAATAGTTCGAATAAAGACAAATAAGGGGACTCGCTAGATGGACTCCGGAGGAACCCAAAGCAACCCTTGGTTCCCCTCCCTAGACGGGTATCATCAAAAGTCCTATTAAAATAAATAACAATATAAAAGGCAATAAGACTAAGAACCAAGCAACCCCCGGCGCTCCGGCCCTACATATTAAATTCAATATCCAAGTCCATAACAATACATATGCCAATTTTACCAAAAATATGAGGGTAACGCTGGTCACATCACAAGAATAAGACCCTAAACAATACGTATTTACATTCCCTGCGTTTTGTATACCCATTACAATTAATGCGAAGATAGAAATAATGAAATAGATATGGGCGGGGGCGCATAAATTTTTCAATCCGACGACGGCCATTTTAATAATATACATTAAAAATAGATATTATTCATAAACTGTAATGAAAAACAAACGTATAAACGAGTAAAAAATGTTATATAACTATATCATTATGGACAGAAGTAAAATAATAAAAATCGACACCGGACCCTTTCAAATCATTGATAATACATTATTTTCTAGGGACAACACTCAAATATATAGTCGTAATTTCAAAATTGGCGGAACTTATCCATATTATGTAAATATTTCCGTCATATATGAAAATAATAAACCGGCCGATGCCAGAATGTATATTTTATTAGGTGAATCATTAAATAGAGCAATTAGTAGGATACAAACATTATTAAAATATGTATATTCACAATTGCCGACACTTACCCACATAAATTTCGATGACAAATCCTATATTGAATGCGCCAATTGTAATCCTATACCATTATACTATTTTTCTATAGCATTCAATGGCCAAACATGGTATGAAAATTTTTTCAATGCGAAACTAAACGATGACGTTAAATATCAACTTTATAGAACAAAAGTATCCGAATTTTTGTATTCGACCGAATTCAAAACGAAAATGCCTTTTGATAGATTTGTTTCGTTTATTGATAAAAGAGAAGAAGAAATGACCGAAATATATGGATATTATAGTGACGCAAATACGTTTAACAATTTTTTTCAATCTATTCCAAGGCAATATCGTTGTAGATTAGTTGGGCCGTGGATTGAACGATTCATGAAAATCATACTAAATAATGCGTTTTCTAATGAAGATTGGGTCATTCCGTTTCCGCTTGAAGTGAGTGACAATGAAACAATAAAATATTATTGCCCAAAAGGAATCATTACAAATAATTTTCAATCGAAAAATATATGTATATCGCCACACGAATTATAGGATGATTCACTCATACGTAAGACGAACTTTTCCATCCTAATACAGGATTTGCCGTAGGAGAAGGGTTTTCGACAGTATTGGCATGGAAAACAGACGCGCCCGAAAACGCACCCGGTGTGGTTCCAAACGACAAATTAGTATTACCGGCACCTAAAATAGGGTCGGCAGATACGCCGCCTCTCATTCTTTTGCTCATTCTTTTGCTCATTCTTTTGCCCATTCTTTTGCCCATTCTTTGGCCCATTCTTTGGCCCCCCGCCATATAATTACGCCCAGACACAATCGCCGCCGGATTATTCGGGTCGCTATCATATGTGTTTCCGGCATAATAATAACGTATGGGAATAGGTTGAAGACTTTGCGCACCAAACCCTCCTTTTTGTTGACAGCCGCAATCGCCACCCTTCATTTTTTTACTGTTTTTTCGCGACTTATTCGATGACCTTTTTCTATTTCCTTTTGACGTTCTGTTTCCTTTTGCCGTTCTTTTTGCCGTTCCTTTTGCCATGTATACACTATAAACATAAAAAATAAAATACATATTTTTACGTCTAGATTAGGCCAGGGCTGTTTTGATTTGGCCAGGTCTACTCGATATCAACATGCGTAAGCATATGCCTTCTACAGCAAACATTATTTAACCCTAAATTATCAAGCACGATTCCCTCGGGCGTTTTCTCCACCTTTTCTTTGGTTAAATAAACAACCTTCTCTACATCAACGCCCTGGGAAATCTTTACGCGGCGCACCTCCGCCTGAAAATATCTATATTTATCTGCCAAAACCATACCGCACGTAAAACATTTAACTGGGATAATCATTGGGCTATATGTAAACTATACATATTGTTTTTAATTTCATTTACGATTCAATTTTAGCGGGGAACATGCGGGTTTCTGATTTCGCTTGACAATGCGAGTCCCTCCTTTCTTACGCTTTAATTTCGGTGTAAATATATTATAATATACACGTATTATAACACGTAAACATGAAAACCCAAATTATCTATATAATCACCGGCTTAATTATTTGTATTAGTTTAGCGCTTGTTTTCTTACAATTTTATTCGACACAAGAGGGTTACGCACCTGGAACTCAACCCATACCAAAAGATTCCGCGGGAAATTACCTACCTATTCCCGATGGTTATTATAGGGTCACACCTGGATTAATGGCGCCTGTTCCCACAGGTTACGCGGCAACCCCCGATAAAAATTCCATATATGCCATATCACAAGCGAAAGCCATATCACAAGCCAGTCAAGGATCGGTTGGTTCAGGAACAATAACCCAAGATATTTGTTTTAATCAAATGAAGTATCTCGGAGCAAACACAGAAGCATCGTATAATCAACTGACGCATTTTGATAGTAATAATTACAATGTCCAATATCACGATACGGCGGATAATATATCGGCGTCCAATAACATATATGACCTAAGTTTTCAAACAACATGGGTAGTAGACCAATGTGGAAACAAAGTGGCTATTCCTTATAGTCCGGCTCAAGGAAGCATAACATATAATACGCCTGGGTCATATAGATTCGGGCCATCCACCTACGTTCCCACTTACGAAGATAGTGTTTATTTAAGTAGAACGGCAGGAGGTGTAATCGATGTGCCTGCCCATAATGCGTTATTATATAATACCAGTAAAAAAGGGATATGTGAGCTCTATGCCCATATGCCCGAAGCATTAGAAGAAAAATGTAATGCTTTATCCGCTGACGTATGTGCGTCGACGAACTGTTGTGTCCACCTAGGCGGTGCGAAATGTGTAAGCGGGAATAAACAGGGACCTTTTGTGAAGGCTAATTATAGCGACATATTCGTTAAAAATAAGGATTATTACTTTTATAATGGTAAATGCTATGGGAACTGCGAGGGGAGCGGGGGAACCTAGGTTCCCCCTCCTTTCACTTCGTGAGTCCCCTCCTTTCACTTCGTGAGACCCTTTTTGCTTCGTAAGTCCCTTTATGTTCGGGCCTATTATCTTTACATATAATAAATGACCCAATTGGCTATACCTATACGCTATTTACCCCCCAATTTATCCAGAAAAGACAAGTCGCGTCAACTAAAAATGCTAGTCAAGTCGAGAACCGTATACAAAAAAGGTAAGTATTTTACGAGAGACAAAGTCAAAACCTATAAAAGCAAACCATCGCATCATATTCGAACCGCGCGAAAAATATATAACGTAGACAATATAAAGCCGACACGCGCACTCTCGGCGGCAACTGGCTGTTCCATATCGGCAATGCGTCGAATCGTCAGAAAGGGCGAAGGGGCCTATTTTTCATCGGGTTCTAGACCCAATCAAACTGCGCAATCATGGGGGCTCGCTAGACTCGCGAGTTCTCTAACCGGCGGAAAATCGGCCGCGGTTGATTATAAAATTCTAGAAAGTGGGTGCGCTCATAATAAAAAAGCGTTTATTTTAGCGAGACGTTCTGTAAAAAAATATAAACACGGGCAATCGAAGACGAGGAAAACACGCGCCTACGTATAGGAAAGCACCGTCGTCGCATAAAACAAAATCTCTTTTTCGATAGTCATACATGCCGACGTATTCTTCATTATACAATTTACGTTTGCCGTTTCTTCGTCCACATCTTGTCGCTTACCATCTTTTACAAAGCTCAGTATTTTCCATATAGGAATTACAAACGGATACCCTCGCTCAATGATTATCCGTGCTTTTACTATTACATTTGGCACTGACAAATACGAATAAATGAAGTTATTTATATCGCGCGGAAGACCATTGATATATATGGCAAGTGGGTCATATTTGTTCAGTCGTTTTATATTCAGTATGTAATCAAAGAGATCGGTTCTTTCTAACGTAATTGAATGTCTTACGTAATCTGTATCTGTAATGCCAAAATATTCTTCTAGTTTATTCATGTCGGTTATCCTAGTCAAATATTCATGACGTTTGCGTATAATTCGCAAGGAATGACAACAACATGGTTGAAAATGGCAAGTTGGGCATGTTTCATTCATAATGTATTTTTATTCTAATCCGTAAAAATACATTACGATTCAATTTTAATTACACTATAATATGTTCCGCTATAGTAGAATGAAGAGCAAAAAATTGAAGCCAACTACGTTTAGAAAAAGAAACAGAAGAGCAACTAGAAGAAATATAAAAAGAGGCGGGATGCCTATCACCGCCTTAAATCTTACTGACCGTATAACGCATCCTTCTGAAGATAAAATAATCGATTTTATTACAAATGACCTATCAAAAACAGGTCCAAATATAATCAATATCCCCATGCCTGCCGACGAAAATGACACAACCCCCGAATTTCACGCCATTCTAGTAGATATTCGCGGAGAGACGATATTAGTATCAGATTGGGGCGGCGATCGCCGAAAAAACAAGTCGCGGTATTTCTATGATTGGCCAAAATGGAGAACTTATAGAGTATTGATAGAATCTCTGGAACAAACCTTTGGTAAACCCGTCATATTCGCAAACGTCGACAGCGACCTATATAAAAGTGCGCACTGTAAACATGAACTACATAGAGGCCAGGGCGGTTGTTCTGAATATATCTATAACTGGGCAAACCGACATTATCCTGACGCTTTCACTCGACGCAGTAGAACACGATAATCGAAGTTTATTACCTAATCTATCATACTATAACAAACCCCTTCGTCGTTTTTTTTCTAACTAACGCCGTATCTTTATCCTGGTGAACCTTCTTATGACATGCCTCGCATACCGTAAGTAAATTCGCCTTGTGATTCTTATGAAACGTATCGATAAATCCATTATCATCTGCCTCTTTCTGTTGGCGCATATGATGAATTTCTTCGCCCAGTTGGTTTTTACACATCTCACATAAACCCTTAATTTTATTCGAATTATAAGGACTCGTATTGAACTGTAGAGAACCGTTATTTTCAGGATAGTATTTATTCCTTATTTTATAGGCTCTATCCAAAAACTCGTCGCCCAAATACAAAGACTTACATACTTCTAGTCCATACGTGGGCGGTCCCGACCCATCCCTCAACTTTCTATCATAAATTAAACAATCATTGGCACGGTCGTAAATAACCTCCATATGCTGCTTTTTCAATTTCTCCATACTCGCCACTTCCTCGTAATGTATAATTTCATGAAAATGCGTGGCAAAAATAAACGATGTTTGTTTATCATGTAGTTCCATCAGTCCGGCGACAAATATACTGAGAGCAGACACGGTCTCCGTTCCCGAGCATAATTCATCACCCAAAATCAAGCTATTCTCGTCGGCCATTTTTAGGATGACTCGAAGTTCCGACATTTCAACGGCAAAGGTAGAAAGCCCTTTAAATAAATTATCGTTCGCCAGGATACGCGAATATATTGCCGTATATGGTTTATAATTAAATCGCGAGCATGGAACATACATACCACACTGCGCCATAATGATAGAAAGTCCCAGTGCCCGAATTAGACTCGTCTTACCCACCGCATTCGTCCCGTATAATAAAATACCGTCCGTGGCTTGTCCTAGAGATACGTCGTTCGTAACATAAAGTTCGTTTTGCTGAAGGTGTTCAATTAAACAGTGCCGCAAATCTACGGCCTCTACAAAAGATTTTGCCGCGTCGCCAATGATGGTGGGTCTACAATAATTATATTCTTTGGCTACATAAGTTTTACACTGTAATACGTCCAATTTCGCAACATAGGATGCCAGGTTCTCTAATGTTTCGAAATATTCTTCTTCCAACTTTTGTAAAACCTTCAAATAGACCTCGCCGACTATTACGTTAATGGACTCCTTTAATTGAAGCAACTTTTGACAAGTCGAATCCAAAAGTGGAAAGCTTATATTTACGAGTGCCGACGCCGAAGAAACCTTGGTAAACTTTACGTCACTCAAATAAAAATACAATTCCGGTGAAGAAATGAAGCATTTATCGTCGATGGGTTCTCCGCGAATATTATGTGCGACAAACGCCTTCTTTAATGTTTCGTACCGCTTCGCCGTTATTTGTAAACAGCTACCCGACTTATCAGTTTCATGTAACTTTACATAGTCGGTATCCTTACCGTCTTCGCTACGTATCATAAAATCATTCAATATCTGTCTTATCTTATTAAAAATATGGTCGTTACTATTGTATTTGGTGACCAATTCATCCAACTTATCTGAAATGCCCGTTTTTATAATGATATGGTCGAATGACGTCATAGAGGTCGCCGATTTACATAAATCTATGTATAAGTATTTATCCAAAAAATCAGTAACGCGTATACAAGAATTCTGGATGTGTCTATTGGCATCCGTAAGATGTTGAGCGGCATGTTCATCGTAACATAGGCGGTCGGTGATTTGTGGTAGCTCGTAGAAACACGTATTCGTCTGTTGGATAATAGATATGCTTTTATATAGGTGGGCAATAGATGACGGGTATATTTTACGAAGAATGATTTGCCTATTCATTTTCTCTATGTCGCGAACCTGCTTTATCTGTTTTCTCGACATTTCGATGAGCGGATAATTCTCTTCGGTTAACATCGTTTCGGTCATAATATATTCTTTCTCTAACCATTCTTCGTCAAATGTAGGTGAGGTTAACTGCTGTTTAAACAAACGTTTTCCCATAGGAGAGCAGCATTTATTCAATAGTGCGAGAACCGACGATAGCTGCCCACTCTGTTTACCATCTATATTCGAATCATCGATGACATTGAGTTGTGTTAGAGTATGATTACCGAGGATAACGCGGTCCGATGTATTATTAAATTCGGGTATAGATATTTTCCTTATTAAAGTGGCATAATGCTCTTGTAGGAAATTAATCATATAACAAAAGGATTGGGTAGCCACCATATTTTCTCGGAACTCTTGAAACACACTAAACGCGTCGTCTTGATATACGTTCGATAATAGCTCATTGATATATTTCTGTCGAGAGCAGTTGGCGATTACATTGTTATCGGCGGATTCTTTACTATCGACAATATGGATTTTACTCGCCTTGACGCCAATATATTGTAATATTTTTTTATTATCGACGGTGTCAAATGGCGACACAAACAGTAATTCGCTTGGCGAAAACACCGAAACATACCGCTCTAATTCGTCAAATGTTGTTGAATTCAAATAATACGGCGCGGAATATTCAAATATAGACGACTTTCCTGTAAAAATATCGACGACTGATACGCCGTATACCAATGTATCACGCGTTTTAGATAGCGTATTCGTATTCATATGTAACAATGGTTTATGCGTTTCCATCCAAATACACATTAAATTATTAGTTAATTGCGGCGAACTATCGGTGACACATGAAATATAGGTTCCTGGGGAAAATACACGTAATAGATGACGATTTATCGTTCGACTATTTTTTTCCGTTCCTTTGCTATTCCTTTTACCATCCTTATCTTGAATGATCACTGGAACAGTATACCCAGCATTTATCAACTTGGGTAATTGTTCGTCTAATTGAAAAACGGGAAATCCGGCGATAATAATCGTTCCGTTTTTTCCATAGGCTGCCTTTTTAACACCTATATTAAGGCCGCATATTTCCGAAAACTCCATAATCGGCGTTTCGGTTATTTCTCCTGTTTCATTGTTTTTAACGGCATACATTTCAAAAAAAGTTCCGCATTGAACCAGAGTCATCGTATTTTTACCGTATTTGTCTGAATATTCGCGAACGCTCTTAAAATATTCGGCATGTATTCCGTCATCCTCCTGAGGTTCATCCGAATCCTTTTTTGCGTATCTTCTTGACATTCTTTCTATTACCCATATATGGTAAGAAATGTTTATACTACTTACCAATAAAATATAGAGGAGAACATGGTTCAGAATGAAACACTAGTGCTCCCCTGCGCCATAAATAAAATTATAAAGCAAGTTATCCGGATTATGGTTTTGTATTTCGCCGCATATCATAACGGAACTCTCATACATCTTCCTTAATACATCTTGGGGTGCGGTCGAACCCACTTTAATAAGCCCTCGTTTCATCAAATACTTTTTCACATCTTGAATAGGAACCTGTTTCAATAACTGTGATTGTGTAGATACTCGATTACGTAATGTTTTATTAGATACCAATACAGACACGCGTGGTAATACTTTAGATTTTCCTACTTTATAAGTTCGTGTTCTGATTCTACGCTGCTTTTTCATAGTGGGCGCTTTAATTCTATTTAATTGGTTCAGTTTCGTTTCGGTCTGTTTTATTTCACTTATTCGCTTTAGACTTTCGTTTATTTTGGTGTCCATAACGGTTTGGTTCGATGCGGACCCCCCAGTGTGAGGATTAGACATAGTCATAGGCGTAGTCGAAGACATAGTCATAGGCGTAGTCATAGTCGTAGTCATAGGAAAAGGCGCGTTATGATTTTTCATCGTCCTATTCATAAAATTACGATACGTTGGAAGCGTGCCCTGTTTTAAACACCCATATTGTGGCATATTTGTTGCCGGTCTAGGTTTTATGGCAATAGGACCGCCACTGCCGCCTATAGGTGCTAATTCGATAGGTGTAATATTTGATACAGATGGATGAAATAACAAGGACGACGGTTGTGCGGGATAACGCTTGATGGTCGCATTTCGCTTCTTCTCTTCTTCTTTGCGTTCAGTCAAGTTTTGAAAGAAGAGTTCGGCTTCCTTAAATTCTTTGTTTAATGGGGTTTCTTCTACCACCGTCGTTTTTGGGGACGATTTATCAAATAGAGATTTATACATATCTTCCTGCCGTTGCCGTATCATTTTTAAAATCGACCTCTTTTTTAAAGAGTCCTCGCGCTTTTTCCTTGACGGGGGTTTCTCTTTGGGTTCGCCGCTATTTCTGGGTTTCTTCTTCCGTGTTCCCGCCTTGGATGTAAATGAAAATAAATCAGGGTTTATGCTTATTGTTTTTTTTAGTTCACTCATTGTGTCTTTTTTATTTTATTTTATATTTAACCTTTTACTATATATTGTATAGCTATTTCTGACGAGCAGGGTCCCGATTTCTTCATGAAATAATACACGTATTTCATCAAGTTTTTTGTTGTATAATTATATAACTCATGGTATCAACTAATCCCTAGGAGAGGGTCTCTAATCCTACCTAAGAAAATGAGGGGTATCCGAAGGACTCCTTGGTTATACGTATATAGTATGCATAAACTGCGGAACAGGCTTCTGTTTCTTATTCTTTAAATACGTCTGATGCCCTGAATTAACATCATCTCTGGTTAATTTCTTCCTTAACTCTATTTCCTTACCATATACTCTCCTCCCATGAGCTATCTTAGAATATGTAAGAAGCAATTCCACATCGCGTCCGTAATTCTTAAATGTATCCTTTCTCTCATCAAACCACTTATCCAATAACCCTAAATCATCAACGTATGACCATTCTTGCTCATTTATCATTTTAATAAAGATGAGTTTCAACTCCTTCGGTGTATATTCGCCCATATTGAATCTCCAAATAAATCTCGATTGTAATCCTTTGTTCACTCGAAAAAACGTATCATTTAATTCTTCTTCATAACCGGCTATGATAACCATCAAATCTTTTTTATTATCGCTCATGGCCTCGCATAAAATATCCAGGCACTCCTTTGAATAACTATCCCCATTATCGGAGTTTCCAAGAGAATATGCCTCGTCAATAAATAACACCCCGCCCATACACTCATCGATAACTTTCTTGGTCTTTATGGCTGTTTGTCCCAAATAGCCGGCAATGAGGTCATTTCGCGTCACCTTTTTAAATACATTGTTTTTCAATATACCCAATTTCGAATACATTTTCCCTATTATTTTCGCGACGTCCGTTTTACCCGTTCCCGGCGAACCATAAAAAACCGTATTTTTATAATCGCTTATATTTTTACCGACATGTAATTCCTGTATAAAATAGAATAGCTGGTCCACTACAGATTGCTTTAATGAACTCATGCCAATCATCGAATTTAAAGCAGCCAATTCCTCTTTGATATTATGTAATGATTTCAAGTCGATGTTATATTCGGTATCCTCATTATATTCGTTTTCGCCAATCATCTTAATGATGTCGTCCAATGACGTCATAGATGCGTCTATAAAACACTTTTTCGTTTTTGCCACGCTATGATTATCCGAAGGGGCATCAAATATACTAGATACATCATGCTGCTTTTGCCATAATAAATAAGGGTTGTTACGTGACTCCATAGTATTTTTTATCATATTCGTATTAAAATACAAATCATTTTGTTGCGGATAAAACATATTGTATAACCCAGAAGTATTCAAGGACATAGAATTAGATGTATCTATGGGCCGATTGGACATATTCCAAGACGACGACGAAAACCCGGCATAATAGTTTTCGCTAGGCTTTATTATCGCGGATAGTTTATTTGTAGTATTATCATTATAACTTTTATTTATTAGAGATACTATGGTCGCGTAATCAGAATAGTCCAATTCTTTCTTCTTTTTATATTCATCTAGATACTCTATAAAACTCCTAGGCTTATTCATTTTGTATTACAACTATATTATTTCCATTACATAGAATTTTACGTTTATCCCTGTTTATGTATTATATTATTATATTTCGGGTATTCGATGGAACCTTCGGCGTCCCTCTAAGATACTACTTATACAAACGATATAAAAAATTGAAACTTAGAATATATTAATCTAATTGATTCAACCATAACACCAATAATGGAAAGTCAACAATTGCTTCCTACTCATAAACCCAAGCATGGAAAACGCAAGTTGAAAATCGTAGATAAGCATATTGACGCTCATTCAGAATCGCAGCTTGCCATATTGGCAGAGTCAGCCGTCGAACTAGAAAAAAGCATCGATGTCCTTCATCATACTATTTCGAACGACGAAAATGTATTGCTCAGTCATCTAAGTGAATATACGGAATCGCCATATACCATCATCGAATCCTATTTCGAAGGCCATCATTTGGAAAGATTGGTTCGGCATCAGATTGAGTCCTATAATCATTTTGTGAACTATCAAATCCAACGAACGATTCAGATGTTTAATCCCGTGACTATTCATTCTGAAAACGACTTTGTCGCCGAAAAGCAGCAATATTTCCTCGAGGTATCTATTTCGTTTGCCAATTTTAAATTGTTTCCGCCGCAAATCCATGAAAACAATGGCGCCACCAAAACCATGTTGCCACAAGAGGCCAAGCTCCGGAATTTCACCTACGCTTCAACCATGAATGTAGATATTAATATCAAATATATTATTCGTAATACGGAGTCTATGGACACCCCTAAAATCATTGAAAAAACGCTACCTAAAATCAACATCGGTAAGCTACCGATTATGTTAAAGTCATCCATCTGTGTCCTCACTCAAAACAAGCATATTGGAACGCAATTTACAGGGGAGTGCTCCATGGATTGCGGCGGATATTTCATTATCAAGGGGTCGGAGAAAACGGTCCTCGGTCAAGAGCGCGCCGCTGAAAACCGCGTCTACTGTTTCGATGGAAAAAACACCGCAAAATGGAATTGGTTTGCCGAAATCAAATCCGTCCCCGATTTCAAGTGTATTTCTCCCAAGCAAATTGAGATGATGGTGGCCAGTAAAAACAACGGATTCGGTCATGGAATCTACATCAATATTCCTCGGGTGAAACAGCCCATCGAACTATTCGTTCTATTCCGCGCACTCGGTGTTTTGAGCGATAAGGATATTAGTCAATACATCGTTCTAGATATCGCTGAGGCTAAGCAACAAGACATCCTACAGTTTCTTCAAGCATCCATGATTGACGCCAATAAATACATGACCCAAGAAGACGCACTTCGACATATTACCGCGTATGTGGCCTATACTCCTCTCAATATGGATAAGGATACTGGCGCAAGAAAGAAGCGGGAATTTACACAGGAAGTGCTTGATAATGACCTATTTCCCCATTGCCAGACGTTGCCCCAAAAGCTATATATGGTGGGATACATGGCCAATAAGCTCATTCAAACCAGTTTGGGTCTCATTCCTACTGACGACCGAGACTCCTATATTAATAAGCGTGTCGAACTTACAGGAACGCTGTTGAATAACCTATTCCGTAATTATTTCAATAAGTTAGTCAAGGAGATGCAAAAGCAAATTGTTCGTGAAATTAATACGGGTTCATGGCGTTCTACAGAAGACTACGAAAACATTATCAATATGACCAATATTTATAAGATTATGAAGTCCACGACGATTGAAAATGGTATTAACCGAGCGCTCGCTACTGGCGATTTCAGTATCAAGCAATCGAATAGCAGTAAGGTGGGTGTGGCCCAAGTGCTAAATCGTCTTACCTATGTTTCCAGTTTGAGCCATTTACGTAGGATTAACACCCCGCTTGAGAAAAGTGGCGAGCTAATCGCGCCACGTAAGCTACATAATACTACATGGGGTTTTCTATGTCTGACTGGAGATACAGAGGTATTGCTATCTGACCGAGTGACTCTGAAGCAAATCAAGGACTTGAGAGACGGGGATATAGTAACCACGGTAAATCCGACGACACTCAAGGACCAACCTTCGGATATCCATTCCTTCTTCTCTAAAATGCCCGAGAAATTATATGCCATTACAACATTCAGTGGTAGGCGCATTAAAACCACGGGAAATCATCCATTTCTCGTAAACAACAAAGGAATATGCGAATGGAAAAATCTCGAGGATTTGGAACCGAATGATAAATTGGTCATTCGTCACACCGTAAAGAATATTCCCGATATCGATGATACGCTTATCATGATTCGCGAAATAGACGCTGCGGATTGTCATAAGATGGAATTACTCGCGGCTAACCTACTCGATAATCATCTTCCTGTTCATAAGCTGAAAATATTCGCTCGATTGGTTGGCGCGTTAAATACGAGCGGCAATGTTGACGAAAAAATTATCGATGGTAGAAAATATCACACGGCAACGTTCTTTGTAGGTGAAGAATGCGATGCTTACCAATTGGTGGATGACATGGCTAAACTAGGTTTCAATTATGCGGTAATCGGACGTAACCCATCTACATTTGAAGATAAAATGACTGGAGATCCGGTAACAAATAGAACATGGACGGTAACTGTAGATGGGGCGATGGGTTATTTAATATATCTAATGGGCGGGTTCGTTGATAACAAACAGCACCAAAAACGCTATATTCCGTTATGGCTATCGAGTTCAGAATTATCTATCAAGCGGGAGTATCTATCCGCCATCCAAGGCGGAACTGGGTCGCCAATTATTTACCAAAAGAACGAAGATAATGTTTGGGTCCCGCATATTGAAGATACGATGATAGTTACCCATGATGATTATCATGACAATACGATCTTGTATATGTCACAGATTAGTGATTTGTTTGAGGAATTTGGACTTAAAACGGAGCTTATCGCCGAACTTCACGATTACGAAGTCGTCAAAATAAAAATTGCGTTTGATAAAAGCCCGGATAATTTGTCGTTATATTCGGACCTTTTTGGGTATACGTATTGCGACCAAAAACGCAGAGCATCGGCCCCCGCCATCGAATTTCTCAAGATTAAATCGTTTATTCCTATCAAGATTAATGCGAGACGTAACGATTCGACTTCCATGGTAACTCAACCGAATGCCAGATTCAAGGAAAATGTGATTTTCGAAGAATACGAGGCATACTACAAGGAGAATGTCCTCGATAATGGTTGTATTAGTGTCCCTATCGTGGCTATTACAGCAGCTGAACCAGAATTGGTATATGACTTTACCACGAGGAGCGATAATCATTCGTTCGTCGCGACGTCTTTCGTTGTTCATAATTGCCCTGCGGAAACTCCAGAGGGTCAATCCATTGGTATTGTGAAGAATATTAGTTACTTGGGCCATATCACCATTCCTACGAACAGTGCGTCGTTATACGAATATGTAAAACCTTACGTCCGTGAGGTCGGAGATGTTGACCCTCATAAACTATATGGGAAAGTAAAGGTATTTGTAAATGGAGCGTGGGTCGGTATCAGTGAAAATCCGCTGGAACTCTATCAGGATATGAAGGAAAAGAAATACAAGGGTATTGTGAATATCTATACCTCTATCATATTTGATTTTAAGGACCTCGAGATTCGCATTTGTAACGACGGCGGTAGATTGACCCGCCCTGTTCTACGGGTAAAGGATAACAAGGCGCTCATTACGAATGAAATCATCGACCGTCTCGCTAATAAGGAGATTTCATGGAACGACCTACTCACCAACTGTAAGCTGAACGAATCGGTCATTGAATACATCGACCCTGAAGAACAAAAGTTTTCGATGATTGCCATGAAATGTAAAGATGGTTATCTTCAAGATGCGCACTTTAAATTCCAGTATACCCATTGCGAGATTCATCCTAGCACTATTTTCGGAGTATTGGCGTCGTGTATCCCTTTCCCTGAGCATAATCAGGCACCGAGAAATACTTATCAATGCGCAATGGGTAAGCAGGCCATTGGCGTCTACGCCACAAATTACGACCAACGCATGGATAAGACGGCCTATGTATTGAATTATCCCAGCCGCCCGCTCGTGGATACCCGCGTCATGAATTTCATTCATCTAAACAAAATTCCTTCGGGAACTCAGATTCACGTGGCCATTATGACTCATACCGGTTATAATCAAGAAGATAGCGTCCTTATCAATAAGGCGTCAATTGACCGAGGTCTGTTTATGGCCACCATCTACCATACGGAAAAGGACGAGGATAAAAATATTATCCGGGATGAGATTATCCGATGTAAACCTGACCCCACAAAGACAAAGGGTATCAAGTTTGGTAATTATGATAAACTTATGCCCAACGGGTTCATCCCCGAGAATTCCATTATTGAAAACCGAGACGTCATTATTGCCAAGACGATTCCTATCAAGGAAAATCGCAATGACCCGACAAAGACCATCAAATACGAAGACCAAAGTAAAACCTTCCGCACGGCAGAAGAGTCGTATGTTGATAAAAATTATACGGGGAGAAACGGCGATGGGTATAATTTCGCGAAAGTGCGCGTCCGCACTCTCCGCAAGCCCGTTCTTGGTGATAAATTTAGCTCTAGGCATGGGCAAAAAGGCACGATTGGTAATATCATTCCCGAATGCGATATGCCATTTACTAAAAACGGTCTGCGTCCCGATATTATTATTAATCCACATGCCATTCCTTCGCGTATGACAATCGGACAACTGAAAGAGACGCTCTTAGGAAAGGTTCTATTGGAACTCGGTATGTTCGGCGATGGCACGAGCTTCGGTAACTTGGATGTGAAAACCATTTCGGCCGAGCTACAAAAACTGGGTTACGAAAGTTACGGTAATGAACTGATGTATAACGGACTTACTGGCGAACAACTAGAGACGAATATTTATATTGGGCCCGTGTTTTATCAGCGTCTCAAACACATGGTCAATGATAAGCAACATAGTCGCTCTATTGGTCCTATGGTGAATTTGACCAGACAACCCGCCGAAGGTAGAAGTCGCGATGGTGGCTTCCGCATTGGAGAGATGGAGCGTGATGTAATGATTGCCCATGGAATGACACGGTTTTGTAAGGAGAGACTGTATGATGTATCCGATAAATATAGCGTTCATGTATGTAAGAAGTGTGGTATGATTGCCTCGTATAATGACGGTAATAAAAGTAAGATGTATGCGCATGCCGATTTCTCGGTTCATCTGTGTAAAACTTGTAATAATATGACTGACTTTGTAAAGGTAGATATTCCTTATGCTTATAAATTGATGGCGCAGGAGCTACAGACCATCAATATTGTGCCTCGGCTTATTACCGAGTGAGGGGGTAGTCCATTTATCTAATACGATAATATGAATTTTATATTTTTTATTTCCATCACTTTTTTGCCATTATAAGTAACCACTTATAATGGACTTTCAAAAATTGAATTAAACCCATACACATAATATCCATAAACAACCCGCCCCGAATGAGCCAATTCAGTGACCTTACCGTCAGCTTGACCAAACGCCTATCAAAGACCGAAAAAAAGGAACATGGTATTTTCATTACTCCCCGTAATGTTATCGCGCGTCTGTTAGAAAAAACCGACACCTTCATTGATTCGCTCGACATAGAAATAGAAGACGTATTGGAACCTTCATGTGGCACCTGCGAAATTATCCAATATCTAGACTCCAACTATTCCGGAATGGTGATAGACGGTCTCGAAAACAACGCCACCATATTCGCCGAAATTAGTAACCTACAATTCTCGGCAGATAATACCGTCGCGCTAACTCACTCCGATTTTATGCGATTTCGCGCTACAAAACAATACGATATGATTATAGGGAATCCTCCCTACGTGGTTTGCCCAGTCGACGTCGTTCCACTCGAATATAGACAATATGTAGTAGGTAGACCCAATCTTTTCGGCGCGTTTATTCTACATAGTTTGTCTATGTTAAGGGTTGGGGGTATATTATCGTTTATTATTCCCACGAGCTTCTTAAACGCCGCCTATTATGCCAAGATACGGGAACACATCTTAAATACCTGTGAAATCCTATCTATTATAAACTTTGAGAAAGACTGCGGGTTTATGGATACACAACAATCTACGTTTGGCCTTATTCTAAGAAAGGTGGACAGGGATCGACCTATCGCCACATGTAAACATTCCTTTAAGTTCGGCGATAATTATATATTCACAGAAAACGCGGACAAATTAAAAGATATACTCGCGGGGTCGACTACACTGAAGGCATTGGGTCTTTCAGTAAAGACCGGAACAGTGGTATGGAATCAACATAAGGATATATTAACCCATGATACCACCAAAACCTTACTATTGTATAATTCGAACCTGGTCGATAACGCGATTAAGACCATGTCTTTTAAAAATGATGAAAAAAAACAGTATATTGATATGAGCGGCAATACGAAATCGGTTATCGTCGTAAACCGAGGGATTGGGACGTCCGCCTATGTATTATCATATGCCCATGTTCAGACAACGTCGCCTTATTTGATAGAAAATCATTTAAATTATATCTATTCCAACGAAATGACCGAGTCAGAAAGAAACCGCGTGTTTGATATTGTATTGAATAGTTTTAAGAATTCGAAGACACAGGAGTTTATAGACGTATTCTTGGGCAATAATGGACTATCAAAGACGGAATTGGAGACGATATTTCCCATTTATGATGCCGAATAAGCAGCGTGTATCATATCTTCCACATATTTCAATACATTTTTTTCACACCGCTCTCTATCAGGATGAGTGAAATAATTCGTATATTCACTACCTCCCGTTTGGCATATCATAGGTCGAGTATAATAGGAAACGCCCCGTTTATTTACATCCAACCTTTTCAAAATTTCGTTATAATCTTCCTCTAATTCTTTTTGTTTGGAAATTAACTCATCTATAATTATTTG